ACGACAACGCCAAATGCTGCCACGCGCCTGACAAGCGGTGGACTCTGCCCGTAATTCCGTTTACTTTGCGGCATAATCACAATTAAACGGTAATCTTATGGAAAATGTAATCGTAATCGAGCAAAAGACTTTTGAGGAATTGATGGCGCGTTTCAACCGGCTGGCCGGAATGGTGGACAGGTTCTGCCGCAAGGCGGAGGAGAAACGCCTCAGTGAATGGCTGGACAGCACGGAGGTGTGCCAGATCCTGCAAATCAGCCCGCGCACCTTGCAGACGCTGCGCGACAACGGCACGCTGGCTTACTCACAGATTGTGCGCAAGATGTTCTACCGGGCGGAGGACGTGCGGCGCATCGTGCCGCTGGTGGAGGAACGCCGCACCCTGGCGGCCTTGAAAGGAAAAACTATTTGAGGAAGGTTAAATGAGTATCACTTAAATCAGACTGACAATGAACGAATTGATGACAAGGGAAAGCGGACAGATGGCCGCGCTGTTCAGAATGCTGGAGCACGCATTGGACCACATTGAATTATTGGCCGAAAACTACCGCCCCGTATTGGGCGGGGAACGCTACCTGACAGACCGGGAAGTGGCCAAATTGTTGAAGACCTGCCGCCGGACATTGCAGGAATACCGGGATGCGGGGCGCATGTCTTATATCCAGCTGGGAGGGAAAATCCTGTACCGGGAGTCGGATATCGAACGGCTGCTGATGGAGGGTTATCGGGAGGCATTCCGTATCGGAACCTGAGAAGGACATGGGAAAAATGTAGGTGGCGGTAGAAGTCGTGTACGCATTGAAAAGTGGACCACCCTTTCCGGTATTTGCAAAAAACACTTGCAAATGACCCGGCCACCTGTAGGAATGTACGAAAGCGGCGCATCACGGGAGATAATCCTCTCATGATGCGCCGCTTTATTGTGCGTGAGTTGATAATACGGTCAATTCCGCACCATTTGCCAATGCGGACTGACCGGAAAGATGAACAGGCGGGCGGTATTCCGTCCACCGTGGCAAGTGAATTTTCCGATGACCCGTTCTCGCAGACGTTTTGCCCCGCAGGTATGAAGGCGGAAGGCAAGGGCAATGACCAACGGGAGGCCGTACAGCACGTCCATCCCGTACCCGTCCGCTTGGCGGACACGACGTTCCGCTTCGCCGGGATTCAGGATGCCGCTCTTGTACACGGCCTTTATCGCCGCCCGGAGCGTGAGGGCAACCACGCCGAACAGTTCCATCAGTTCCGGTTCATTCATCCAGATGGCTGTTGCGGAAACATCCGGCACGTGAAGTGTGCCGTGTTCGTCCAAAGTGATAATGTAACGTTCCATGATTCCTGACTTTTTTGTTATTCATCCATTGGCATTTCGTTCCGGCTGTTGCGCCGTTCCATCAGACGGTCCATGTCCTTCGATATCTTGCAGTCGGTAATCTGCGCATAAATCTGGGTGCTGTTGATGTCGGCATGGCCCATCATCTTCGCCGCGCTTTCTATGGAAATGCCCTCGGAGACCAAAAGGGTACCGAAGGTGTGCCTTGCGGCGTGATGGGAAAGGTTCTTCTGGATGCCCAGCATGACACCCAGCCCGTGAATGTCGTACCAAAGGATGTCCCGCTTGGGCAGGGGGAACACGGGACGGGTGTCGTCCGTGGTATTGTACAGTTCCAGAATCTGCCGAGCGGCCGGGTGCAGGGGGACGAAGGTCTCCACCTCGGTCTTTTCCCTCGGCTTGCGGATATAGAGCCTGCCCTCAGAAGTTTTGCCGATGTGTCGGGGGTACAGGTTATACACGTCCGCGTACGCCAGACCGGTCAGCGAGGAGAAGATGAACATGCGGCGGGCCAGCTCCACCTTGGGATCCGGCATCGGCGTGGCCATAAGGCGTTTCAGCTCGCTGCGGCTGATGTGGCGCATCTTGGGCGGGTCCTTCTTCTCATAATGCACGTCCTCCAAGGGGTTGCACCGGAGCACGCCCTCATCCACCGCAATATAGATAAGGCGGTTCAGCCAGCACAGGCAGTGGTTCACATGCCCGGAGGCATAACCCAGTTCCTTTTTCAGGAACAGTTTGAACGAATGGCCGAACTCCTCCGTGATGTCGGAAAAGGCGATGTCCTCCAGGCCACGGGACTGGAGGAACTGTTGCAGGTTGAGCTGCGTGGTCTTCGACTGCCGGAACGTGGAAGTCGAATGGATTTGTTCGGCACGCAGCCTGAGCCGTTCCCGCTCCGCTTCGCCGCCTTTGAGAAGGGTCTGGGGAATGGTCGCCACACCTGTCACGGCGTTTTTCAGCAGTTCGGCGCTGACTGCGCCCTGTTCTTTCAGGAGGCGGTCATAAGCCCGTTCGAGATTCAGGCGGAATTCTGCGAGGCGGTTGTTCTCGCGGGGCTGGCGGATGGTTCCCGTCTGGCTGTTCCAATCCTCCGGACGGCAGAAGATGCCGGTCGTGATGAGGATGCTTTTGCCGTCGATGGACACACGGCAAAGGACGGCGGTCGTGCCGTCGGACTTGATTCTTTTCCTATTGATATAGGGCAATATCTTGAAAGTGCTACGCATGATGGTTCATTTTAGCTGATGTTCTACATTTATTTTTTTCCAATCTCGTTTTTACAACCCTTTCTCATAAAACCAGTTCAAGGTCTTTGGTCGCCTCAATGAAGCGGTCCATGTCCTCGAACAGCTTTTTCGGGGTGACTCGGGCATAGATCTGGGTCGTCTTTATATTGTTATGTCCCAGCATCTTGCTGATGGTCTCGATGGGCACGCCCTCTTCGAGCGTGACAAGCGAGGCAAACGAGTGCCTTCCCATATGATAGACGAGTTCGGTCGTCAGTCCGGCCAGCACGCGCAGGATTTTCATGTTCGCCCGAAGCGTACTGTACAGCTGGTTAGGGAACAGGGTCTCCCGCAAATCGTCCCGGTATTTCTCTATCAGGGCAATGGCCTCGGGTAGCAGTTTGACGCGCGCCGTCAGTTCGTTCTTTTTCCGTCGGTATTTCAACCACAGGCTGCCTTCATCGTCGGTGAAGAGGTTCTCGCGGGTAATGGATATGGTGTCCGCATAGGCGGTTCCGGCATAACAGGCAAACAGGAACAGGTCCCTCGTAAGGACGAGGGAGCGGCGCTTTTCCGGGATTTCCAAGTCACGCAGCTTCTCGAAGTCCTCGCGGCTCAACGCCTTCGGGGTGGTCTCCTTCTGCTTGGGTATCTTGAAATGCAGGAAATGGTACCGCTCGGAGAACCCTTCCTTGTACGCTATCCGGCAGATCCGTTTCAGCAGGGCCAGATGATGCCGTGAGGTCTGGTTGGAATACCCGCATTTTACTTCGATATAGGACTGGTATTCCCGAATGAACTGTTCGTTCAACGCACCGAAGGCGATGTCCTTCACCTTGTATTTTTTCCTGACAAACTCGCCGAGCGTTTTCCGCGCATAATGGTAGGTGCTCATGGAGGACGCGCACACATCGATGCCGATGCGCTCCCTCGTTTCCTCGATGTGCCGGTCGAACAGCCGGAGCAGGGTCATCTGGGTTTCCATGCTTCCCTGGAAAAGGTTCCTCACGTCCGCAGCGCCGAAATCGCGTTTCCGTTCCTGCAATTCATTGAATGCCGCATGGATGGCCAGCAGCAGTTTCTCGATTTTCGCATTGGTCTCCACCGCCTCGCGGCTCTTTCCTTCCAGACGGTTTTCACGCACGTTCCACAGCTTGGGCGTGCACGAGAGCTTGGTGCTGAACTGCGCCACCGTCCGGTTCAATGTGATGCGTCCCATGATGGGAGCTTTGCCCGACTTGTCGGGTTCGGTCTTCTTCAAAAACAGCAAGACCTTGAATTTCTCAATTTTCATACGCCTACATTTTTTTGAGTGCAAAGTTATTATGAATGTAAGCGTTCATCGCTACGCAAAATACTGAGTATCATAGAAAAACAACCCGTCGGAGAACTTTTTTCAATCATCCGGTTAACACGGCAGGTTTCCGAAACAACCTGTTAACGGTTAAGAAACGGAACCGATTCGGCATTCCGTCTGAATCCGTTTCAGAAAGGTGTGCCAGATAATGAAATGTAGCTCATTTCTAACAGATTATGTTTCTAACGCGCTGTTCTATTTGANGCAAGGGGATGCCCATTGAAAGCGTAAGCCGTGTGTTGGGACATACGAATATAGTCACGACCCAACTCTACGCAAAGATAACCACGCAGAAGCTCGACAACGACCTGACCATGTTCGGCGACAAACTGAGTAAGACGTTTAACGGAATAACGATGTCATGAGTATGAGAAGAAACAGCATAACAGTGAATGAATCCGGCAATATCATCATGCCGGAGAATGTCTCAAACATTTGGATGAGCGAGCCGGAATTGGTGGAACTGTTCGGAGTAATTGCTCCGACACTTCGTTCTGCCATCAGAAACATCTATAACAGTGGAGCATTAAAAGAATACGAGGTACAGAAGTATGTTCGGCAGGAGAACGGGTATCATGCCGATGTGTTCAGCTTTCCGATGATAGTCGCACTTGCTTTCCGCATTGACAGCTTCGGTGCGGAACAGGTGCGCAATGCCATATTTAAAAGGCTGTACTTGCGAAAAGAGAAAACAAATATCTTCTTTTCGCTGGGTATAAATGGTTGGGATATGTCTAATTATCAGGCATAAGTTCTAATGATATGACGACATGAAGTAGTGAGACCTATGCGTATTCCCATTGCCAACAATGTATTTATACGAGTATGTGAATAGGTGTATTGCCATTCATACGTACGATTACGACAAACCCGAAGAAAAATCCATTAGAATGGCATTTCTTCGGGCTTTTGTAGTATGTCATAAAGCCAAATCCAAGAAAATCTTACGTGAGGTATGCGTGAGTTGTTAATCCGTTCTGCGCTAATTGCCGAGTTTTGCACTGATTAAACAAAAAAAGAAGTGCTAATGAAACAAGGCAACTTTGAAAATGAGGAGTTTATCCGTGTGGGTACTACCCTCTACAAGTTAGTGAACCAGCCCCGTCTGAACGGAGGCTATGTGAAGAAGCGCATCGTGTGGAACAACGAAACACTGCGGCAGGACTACGGCAAGGACTATCTCGCCACCGTGCCGAAGTACGACGGCTTCTGCACCGTCCCCGACCATGTGGACTACCGTCCCGTGGTGGACAAGTTCCTGAACCTCTACGAGCCGATAGGACACCGTCCGCAACAAGGCGAGTTTCCCTGTATCCGGTCATTGGTGCGCCATATCTTCGGTGAACAGTATGAATTGGGCATGGACTATCTTCAATTGCTCTACCTGCAACCCGTGCAGAAACTGCCTATCCTGCTGTTGGTATCAGAAGAACGCAACACGGGCAAGAGTACATTCCTGAACTTCCTGAAAGCTGTGTTTCAAAACAATGTCACTTTCAATACCAACGAGGACTTCCGCAGCCAGTTCAATTCCGACTGGGCAGGAAAACTGCTCATCGTGGTGGACGAGGTATNAAGGCAAAGACCGTGACGAGATAGCGTTCTTTGCCAAGTTCGTGCTATGCTCCAACAACGAGTATCTGCCTGTTATCATTGATGCAGGTGAAACACGCTATTGGGTGCGCAAGATAGACCGTCTGCAATCCGATGACACAGACTTCCTGCAAAAGCTGAAAGCTGAGATACCTGCCTTTCTGTATTACCTGCAATACAGACAACTTTCCACCGAAAAGGAAAGCCGTATGTGGTTTGCGCCCTCTTTGCTGCATACCGAAGCCTTGCAGAAGATTATCCGCAGCAACCGCAACCGATTGGAGATAGAGATGTGCGAACTTATCCTTGACATTATGGAAAGTGTCGGCACGGACACATTCTCGTTCTGCCACAACGACATTCTTCTTTTGCTGGTACATTCGCAGGTAAAGGTGGAGAAGCACCAAGTCAGAAAGGTATTGCAGGAATGTTGGAAACTTACTCCTGCCTCTAACGGGCTTACATATACCACTTACCAATTCAATTACAATCGGGAGTGCCGATATGAGCCGATAAAAAGAGTCGGTCGTTTCTACACCGTCACAAGGGAACAACTTGAATCCCTGTAATACTATTCTTTTTTTGTTGAATTGATGAATAATGATATAACCATACTGATAATAAACAGCATACACTCTCAACAAATTCTCAACAATCGAAAAGAAAAGTTGAGAGGGAAACAGCATCAGTTTGTTGGATTCTCTATTTGTGAGTGGTTTGTTGAGAAGATGTTGAGAATATAAAGCATTAACGTATAGGACAATACATATCTCATTCATCAAATCAACGTTTTTACAGTCATCATCAAATCCATAGAAATTATATCATGAACATCCAAGAAGCAAAACAAATCAAAATTGCGGACTATCTGCAAAGTTTGGGTTATTCGCCCGTAAAGCAACAGGGAAACTGCCTGTGGTATAAATCCCCGTTCCGTCAGGAAACGGAAGCCTCGTTCAAGGTGAACACCGACCGCAACCTGTGGTTCGATTATGGACTGGGAAGAGGTGGTAACATCATCGCACTTGCAGGGGTACTGTACGCATCCGACCATGTGCCTTATCTGCTTGGCAAGATAGCGGAACAGGCACCACACATCCGTCCCATATCTTTCTCTTTTCGCCAGCAGGCATCCGAACCGAGTTTCCAACATTTGGAGGTGGGTGAACTCACCCATCCGGCATTGCTCCGATACTTGCAGGAACGGGGCATAAACATCGCTTTGGCAAAGGCGCAATGTAAAGAGCTCCACTTCACCCATAACGGCAAGCCCTATTTCGCCATCGGTTTTCCGAATGTGGCGGGAGGATTTGAAGTGCGTAACCGTTTTTTCAAAGGCTGTGTCGCACCCAAAGACATCAGCCATATTCGGCAACAGGGAGAAGCGAGAGAGAAATGCCTTGTATTCGAGGGCATGATGGACTATCTTTCATTCCTCACGTTGCGGAAGAGGAACTGCTCGAACTTGCCCGACCTTGACAGGCAGGATTACGTCATCCTCAATTCGACCGCCAATGTTTCCAAAGCTATAGATGTGCTGCACGGGTATGGACGTATCCACTGCATGCTCGACAATGACGAGGCGGGAAGAAAGGCGTATCGGGAATTGGAAAGGAAGTTCGCCGGACGCATCCGCGACTTCTCCGACAACTACAAAGGGCATAAAGACCTGAACGATTACCTGCGTGGAATCCGGCAGAAATTAGCCGTTAGTCCACCGCTAAGAACTATCGTAAAACCCAAGAAGAAAGGGTTGGGATTATGACATCCCGAATGAGAAAAACGGGAGATGCCCGAAACTCATTCCTTAAGGATTGGGAGGTAGCAAGTTTGTGTTTCGGGTGTACCGAAACCGCTTGCCACCCACCATCCAAATTGCAGGAGGTGGCATCCCGTCGGTCTATACAGTTGAATCAGTAACCGAATTAAAAGGAATAAAATATGGAACAGACAAAGGAACACAAGGAACGCAACAAGGGAGGTCGCCCCAAGAAGG